GGTTATTCCTACTGCGTGATAATGTGAGGTGAAAATCCCCCGATGGATGCGAAGGGCTGGAAAAAGAAAATAAAAGCGCAGTGTGTTGCGGCGGAAACGTACAAAGATGCGTTTATTCCGACCATCCAAGCACTGGCAGAGATACTGGAGCAGCGCGATCTAGCCTATCAACAGTATATCGATGAGGGCGCGGAGCCTTGCATCATACGGATAAGCGATAGAGGTGCGGAGAACATAGCGAAGAATCCGCGCTTGGCAATTTGGATGGAACTGAACGCGCAAGCATTGGCATATTGGCGTGATTTGGGACTGACACCATCCGGACTAAAGAAGATTGACGATCAGGCACTGAAGACGAAAAAGCGCAGCTCCCTAGCGGAGGCATTGCGCGACATTGGCTAAAAAACCGAAGAAATCATACAAAGATATAGCTATCAAGTATGCACAGGATGCGGCGAGTGGTCAGTTGATATGCGGTGCCGAGGTGGTGCTTGCGGCAAAGCGTTTCTTGTCGGATCTGGAACGTGATGACCTGGAACTACACACGACAGAGCCGGACTTCGTGATCGGCATCGTGGAAAGACTGATGGTGCATCAGCAGGGCGAAGCTCTGGACGGCACACCGCTCATGAATACTCCGTTAATATTCCAGCCGTGGCAGGTGTTCATTGTGTACAATCTGATCGGCTTTTACTTCAAAGGCACGAAGGAGCGGAGATACAAAGAGGCATTGATATTTTTGCCAAGGAAGAATGGCAAAACGATGTTTTCTGCTGCGCTGGCTTTTGGTTTGTCACTGCTTGAAAGAAAAAGCGGCGCGAAGATATACATAGTTGCGGCGGCACTGAAACAGGCATGCGAGAGCTTTCAGGACATAATCCACACGATCAAATACCGTGGGATGTATGAGGACTTTAAGATCCGAGATAACAATGCGGAGCACTCCATCCGGTATGAACTGCTTGACGATGACGGGAAACCGGACGGAACGATCCACATTGAGGCATTGGCGAGCAACCCGGATGCGCAAGACTCGTTCAACTGCAACATAGCGATTGCAGACGAGATCCACGCATTCAAGAAGGCCGCACAGTATAATCGCTTCAAAGAAGCGATGAAAGCATATACCAATAAATTGATGATTGGTATCACAACTGCCGGAGATAACACAAATTCATTCTGTTATCGCCGTTTGGAGTATGCCGTTAAAGTGGTCAATGGTACGGTGTCGGATGATAGCCTGTTCGTGTTTGTCTCCAGAGCTGACCAGAACGACAAAGGGGAATGTGATTATACGGATCCGCTGCAGCATCAAAAGGCGAATCCAAATTACGGCATCACGATCCGTCCGCAGGACATCCTCAACGAGTCCCTGCAGGCGCAGAACGATCCGCAACAGCGCAAGGACTTCTTGAGCCGGTCGCTGAACATCTACACATCAGCGGTCAAGGCTTGGTTCGATCTGGATGAGTTCAAGGCATCAGATCAGCGGTATCACTGGGAACTGGAAGACCTGGCAAAGCTGGACATTGACTGGTTCGGCGGCGCGGATCTGTCGAGGATGTATGACCTGACAGCGGCGGCTCTGGTGGGCCACTACTGCGACAAAGGGAACGATGTGGATATAATTATCACGCACGCATTTACACCGGTTTCACAGGCGGCACGGAAGGCGGACGAAGACAACATTCCGTTGTTTGGTTGGGCGGATGACGGCTGGCTGACACTCTGCAACAGTCCGACCGTGAACATCGCGGATGTAGTGAACTGGTTCAAGCAGATGCGGGCGATGGGGTTTAAAATCCGCAGAGTCGGACACGATCGCAAGTTCGCCGGAGAGGAATACTTCCCGGCGATGAAGGCGGCAGGGTTCAACGTGATTGACCAGCCACAATACTTTTATTTGAAATCACAAGGGTTCAGACATATAGAGAAGGCAGCCAAGGATGGCCGCCTTTATTATTTGCACTCGCAGGCATACGAATACTGCGTGGCAAATGTCGCGGCAATCGAAAAGACAGACGATGCCGTGCAATATGAGAAAGTTATGCCGGAATTACGCATTGACCTATTCGATGCATCGGTATTTGCCACCATCCAAATGGTGAGCCAAGAGGAGAAAGCGAAGAAAGGACGCGCCTGGTGGGGAGAATGAAAAGAAAAACTAAAGAAATGGAGCAGAGATGCGCGAGCCAGGTCGCATTCTTGCTGAATGACGGAGATATATGTGTTCCGGGTTATACATCACTCGATAGAAACCCGGAGATCCTGACAGCGTGCAGACGCATCGCGGAACTGATCGGCTCGATGACCATACATCTGATGGCGAACACAGAAAACGGCGACATCCGTGTAGTGAATGAGCTGTCGCGAGTGATTGATATTGATCCGATGCCAACGATGACAAGATCCACTTGGATGCAGGCAATCATCATGACGATGCTTTTATACGGCAAAGGCAATGCAATCGTTGTGCCGCACACGCATCAGGGATATTTGGAGAGCCTGGAGCCGATCGCGGCAGGCCGTGTACAGCTTAATCCGGTAGGGACATCCTACAGAGACTACCAAGTATTGATTGACGGTGTTGCGAAGAAACCGGGGAGCCTTCTGCATTTTGTTTATAACCCCGATAAGACATATCTGTGGAAGGGCGCAGGCGTAACAATCTCACTGATGGATGTGGCGACCAACCTCAAGCAGGCTGCAGCCACACAGAAGGCATTTATGGGGAGTGAATACAAGCCGAGCATCATCGTGAAGGTGGATGCATTGACAGATGAGTTCTCCAGTCCTGCAGGGCGGCAGAAACTGATTGATTCTTACATCAAACCACAGACACCGGGCCAGCCGTGGATCATTCCTGCGGAGCAGTTTTCTGTGGAACAAGTGAAACCTCTCACGCTCGCGGATCTGGCGATCAATGACTCCGTGGAGATCGACAAGAGAACAGTAGCGGCAGTGCTTGGTGTGCCGCCGTTTCTGTTGGGTGTTGGCGGATACGACAGAATGGCGTGGAATAGTTTCGTGCAGAACACGATCCGACCGCTGGCAGTTTCAATCGCGCAGGAAATGACGAAAAAGCTGATACTCTCACCGAAGATGTACCTGCGATTTAATGTGCGGTCGCTGATGGACTTCGATCTCAACAGTCTATATGCGGTTTATGGTGGTCTGTCCGACAAGGGCATCGTAACCGGAAACGAGTTGCGCGAGATTATGGGAATGCCGCCGCATGACGGACTGGATGAGTTGAGAATATTAGAAAACTATATACCGGTTGACCGCATCGGCGATCAGAAGAAGCTGGAGCAGGGAGGAGAATAACGATGGCAGAAATGACACAGCGCAGGATGCGCACAGTATCAACAGATTTTCAAACAAGAGAAGAAGGCGAAGACCTTAAAATCGAGGGCTATTTCGCTTTGTTCGATAGCGTGTATGAGATGGCACCTGGTTTGAGCGAGAGTATCGCTCCGGGAGCTTTCACGAAGACGCTTTCGGGAGATATTAGAGCATTGACCAACCACGACACGACTCTGGTACTTGGTCGAACCAAAGCGCACACGCTTGAATTGCGTGAAGATTCGCGCGGTCTGTGGGGTAGCATCAGCATTAACCGAAGAGATGCGGACGCTATGAACCTATACGAACGTGTGAAGCGCGGCGATGTAGATCAGTGCTCGTTCGGGTTTGATATCCGCTCCGAGGATACCGACATCCGCGAAGACGGGAGCATTCACTGGACGCTTCGAGAGGTGGATCTGTACGAGGTTTCTTGCTGTACTTTCCCGGCCTATGAAGAAACAAGCATTTCCGCAAGATCGCACGAGCGTGATGAGATCCAGAAACGCGAGTTGATGGCGTGGAAAGAAAATGCGCGAAAGAAACTGAAAGGAGAATAAGAGTATGGCACTCAAAGCGATCATGTTGCGCAAGAAATTAAACGATGCGCAGAAGGCTCTGGATGCTCTGCGTGAGAAAGATGCGGAGTTTGAAAAGCGCGAAGCAGAACTCGAAGCATCCATCGAAGAGACCACGACACAGGAAGAACGTGATGCGGTAGACGGTGAGATCGAGAAGTTCGAGGGCGAGAAGAAAGAGCACGAAGAAGCAAAAGAAAAGCTCGAAGCGGAAGTCAGAGAGCTGGAGCAGTCGCTGGCTGACGAAGAAGCGGCACAGGATACCAACACACCGGCGGAAGAAGCTCCGGTGGAAGAGAAAAGAGAGGAGAGAAAAGTTATGAACAAGAGAGCAGCAATGTTCGGCAAGACACAGCAGGAGCGTGATATGTTCTTTGAGCGTGATGACGTGAAGAACTATCTGGATGAAGTGCGCAGTGCAATGAGAGAAAAGCGTGCGCTTTCCAATGTAGGCCTGACCATCCCGGAAGTATTCCTGGGCATCCTGCGTGAGAACCTGGAGAGATACTCCAAGCTGTATAAGCACGTAAATGTAAAACCGTTGAGCGGTGATGGCCGTCTGGTGATCCAGGGCACCGTTCCCGAGGCAGTATGGACGGAGTGCTGTGCAAACCTGAACGAGCTGGATCTGGCATTCAACGATGTCGAGGTTGGCTGCAACAAGTTGGGCGGATACTTCGCAATCTGCAACGCAGTTCTGGAAGATTCCAACGTGGATCTGGCTGCAGAACTGATGACCGCACTCGGACAGGCAATCGGTCTGGCTCTGGATAAGGCTATCCTTTACGGAACCGGCAACCACATGCCGCTTGGTATCGTAACCAGACTGGCACAGACCAGCGAACCGGCAAGCTATCCGGCAACCGCTCGCCCGTGGGTAGATCTGCACACATCCAACATCAAGACCATCGCAAACAGTGTGCTCGGTACCGCTCTGTACCAGGCATTCATGATCAACTCCGCTGCAGCAAAGGGCAAGTACAGCCGTGGCGAGAAGGTATGGGTTATGAATGAGCTGACCTACAACTGGATGGTGGCACAGTCCATGAGCATCGATGCATCCGGTGCGATCGTGGCTGGTGTAAACGGCAGAATGCCGGTAGTTGGCGGCATCATCGAAGTTCTGGACTTCGTTCCGAACTATGTAATCGTTGGCGGATACTTCGATCTGTACCTGTTGGCAGAGAGATCCGGTCAGAAGTTCGCACAGAGCGAGCACGTTCGTTTCCTGAATGATCAGACTGTATTCAAGGGCACCGCTCGCTATGACGGCCAGGCTGCAATCGCTGAAGCATTCGTTGCTATCGGCGTAAACGGAACAACTCCGGACGACACGATGAGCTTTGCTGGTGATACCGCAAACAGCGTGCAGGGCGTACAGATCAATAAGTCCACCGCTACCGTGGCAAAGGATGCGACCATCCAGCTGAAAGCAAAGACTTTCCCGGTTGATGGTGCGATCACTTGGGCATCCAGCAATACGACCTATGCAACCGTAGACACCACCGGCAAGGTAACTGGTGAAGCAGAAGGCTCTGCGATCATCACCGCAACCTGCGGCGACTATAGCGCATCCTGCACCGTAACTGTAACCGCATAAGGAGCAAACGATGGAGACACTCTTGGTATTCCTCAAAGTAAATATCGGCATATCACAGGACACGACCGCGTATAATACGCGGTTGGAGTCCATGATCAACCAGGCAAAGGCAGAGATCGCACAGATGGGCATCACCTATGATGCAACCAGTGCTCTGGATAACGGGATAGTGGTCGAGTATGCCACCTGGTTATGGATGCGGAGACGGACTGGCGAAGGAATGCCAAGGATGCTCCGTTTAGACCTTAACAACAGACTATTCGCGGAGAAGATGAATGTTGAAGGATGATGTTATAAAGCTCATAACGATCAATAGGACACAGGACGCATATGGACGGTGGATGGAAGGCACGCCAACGAAGCGCGAAGTCTATGCGCAGGTGACATCCATCTCGCGGTCGGAGTTTTTCGAGGCAGGCCGCAATGGATTAAACCCGGAATGGCGTTTCAACGTGTTCGCCGGAGATTATCAGGGCGAGACGGTGGTCGAGTACCACGGAGCAACATACTCCATCTACAGAACGTATGAGAATGATGACTATATCGAGTTATACGTTGAGCGGAAAGGCGGCACCGATGGCAAAGGCAACACCCCATGACCAATTGGCGAGCGTGATCCAGAGTGCTCTGGATGAGTACGCAACGGAACTGACCACAGGCATGCAGGATGCTGTGAAGGATGTCACCAAAGCTGGAGCCAATGCAGTCAAGAAAGCTGCGCGGCAAAAGTTCGGGAATGGTAAATATGCGAAGAGCTGGAAATTCAAAGTCGAAAAGGACAGGCTCGGAGCGTATGGCGTTATCTACAGCACAAAGCCGGGACTCCCGCATCTTTTGGAAAACGGGCACATGCTGCGGAATGGCAGATTTTGGCAGGGGCGGGAGCATATAAAGCCGGTAGAGGAACAGATCGAGAAGGAGTTCGAGGAAGAGGTGGTGAAGAAGGTATGACAATCAAAGAGATTGCGACAATGATCGCTGGATTCGGTTTGCCGTATGCCTATCACCATTTTGACGAAGAACAGGCGCGACTGTTACAACCGCCATACATCCGGTGGTATTTTAGCGGCATCGATGACAATTATGCAGACAATGTCAATTTTCAACGCATTGCAGAACTGCGGATAGAACTGTACACGGATTTCAAAGACTTCGAACGAGAGGAAACGATCGAGGAAACGCTGGAGGGGATCGGATGGGCCTACGATAAGACAGAGACCTATCTGGACTCGGAAAAGCTGTATGTGACAACCTACTCGGGCGATATGATCATCATAAAGGAGGAATAAGGAAATGGCAAATACCAACAAGGTCAAATATGGCCTGACAAATGTGTATTATGCAGTCGCTACGATCAGCGCATCGGATAACACAGCGACATACGGAAGTCCGAAGAGACTGCCGGGTGCTGTCAATCTGACGATGGATCACCAGGGCGATGCTAATACATTTTACGCTGACAACATCGCATTCTTCACCCTGCAGGGTGATGCAGGATACTCCGGGAGTTTGGAGATCGCACAGATCACGGACGACTTCCGCAAGGACATCCTGGGCGAGGTTGAGGATGCGAACGGCTGCTTAACAGAGGTAGCCAATGCTCCGACTGTGCCGTTTGCATTGCTGTTTCAGTTTGACGGCGACAAAAAGAACACCAGGCACGTGTTGTACAACTGTACTGCGTCCAAACCGAGCATCGGCGGCGAGACCAACACGGAGACGATCACTCCGAAGACTGACACTCTTAACATGACGGCGGCACCGATTCATATCAATGCCCTGAACACTGACGTGTTCAAAAGCCGTGCTCTTGCGGATGATGCTCCGTATAATACGTGGTTTAATGCGGTGTATCAGGGAACTGCAGCAGCACCCGGCATCTCTCTGGATGAATCCGAGCTGTCCCTGACTGCAGGCGGTGAGAGTGAAAAGCTGACCGCATACGCAGTCCCGTACGGTTCGGCGGTAACATGGACATCCAGCGACAATGCAGTGGCAGCAGTAAGCGATGGCGTGGTAATCCCGCTGTCCGCAGGCTCTGCAACTATCACGGCGAAGATCACCGTGGGCACAACGGACTACACAGACACCTGCGCGGTGACTGTATCATAAGCAACACAACCATCTGGGCGGGTACGAACCATCGTGCCTGCCCTTTTTCGTAGGAGGGATATATGCAGAAATCAGTCAAGATAGGAGAGACGGAAGTGCTGATGCGTGCAAGCGCAGCGACCGCGATCCGATATAGAAACGTATTCCACGGCGACATTATGAAAGAGCTGATGGAAATGAACCCTGAAAAGATCGATGCAGAGATCATCGAGAAGATACAAAAGCTCGCATTTATTATGGCGAAATCGGCAGAGCGTGCCGATATGACCGCATTGACCGAAGATGATTATATTGAATGGCTCGATGGTTTCGACAGTCTGGATATGATGCAGGCGGCGAAGGACATCGTGACCATCTATCTGGGCGGCAAAGCATCGCAATCGGAATTAAAAAAAAGCGAGATGGCGACAACGATCGAACAATAAACACGGCAATATTTGCATTGAGAGCATTGCAGATCGGGCTAAAAATCAACGATCTGGAAGAGATAGAAGAAGGTTTTGTGATGGATCTGATAATCGAGAGCAACAACGATTATGCAGACAAGGACACGACACGGAACGCAACACAGGAAGACTTCGACAGGTGGTAGAGAATGGCGAAGAATAGGATCAAAGGCATAACAATCGAGATTGATGGCAATACTACGCAGTTGAGCAACTCGCTGAAAGATGTCAACAGCAAGCTGAAAGACACACAGTCAGCACTCAAGGACGTTGACAGTCTGCTGAAAATGGATCCTGGCAACGTGGAGTTGCTTGCACAAAAGCAGCAATATTTGACCGAAGCGATTGATGCGACCAAGGAAAAGCTTGAACAGGAGAAGCTGGCACTCGAGCAGATGAAGGCCAACAACTCGACCGGAGAAATCAGCGAAGAACAGCGTGCCCTGGAACGCGAGATCGTAGAAACCGAAGCATCTCTTGAAAGTCTCGAAAGCGAGATGAAGACGTTTGGCGATACCGGCACTAAGGAAGTGAAATCGGTCGCACAGTCTATGGAAGAAGTCGGCAACAAAGTTTCTGAAGCTGGCGAGAAGATGACCGCGGTCGGCGATAATCTGACCAAGTATGTCACCGGACCGATCGTGGCAGCAGGTGCGGCATCGATGGCGGCGTGGACGGAAGTCGACAGTGCCATGGACATCGTCATCAAGAAGACCGGCGCGGCAGGAGATACGCTCGAAAAGCTCGGAGACTCTGTTAATACCATCGCAACCACCGTGCCGACATCGTTTGAAAATGCGGCGACAGCAGTCGGCGAAGTCAACACACGATTCGGGGTGATGGGCGATGATCTGACGGACCTGTCTACGAAGTTTATTAAATTTGCAGAGATAGCGGACACGGATCTGAATGGTTCCATCGGTTCCACGTCACGTATTCTGCAGCAGTTTGGCCTCGAAGCGAGTGACATCGACCAGATACTCGATGCATTGGCGGCGACCGGACAGGCTACCGGAGCAGATGTTGGAAAGCTGATGCAGGTCATCGAGAAAAATGGCAACGTGCTCCGGAATATGGAGCTGGGCATCGGTGACTCTGTGGCACTGTTGGGAAGTTTTGAACAGGCCGGAATTGATGCACAGGATGCATTGTCAGGACTTTCCAAAGCATCAATAAACTGGAAAAGAGACGGCAAATCGGTCACAGAAGGACTTGATGAGCTGATTAAAAAGCTGAATGACGGAGAAGTGACCGCGGAAGACTATGCGGATGCGATCGATGTCTTCGGCACAAAGGCGGCGGATAAATTCGTGGATATGGCATCCAGCGGACGGTTCTCCCTGGATAATTTGAGCGGTGATATGTCGCAGTTTGACGGCACCGTATCAAATACTTTTGACGGCATCAAGAACCCTGTGGACAATCTGACAACGGTTTTCAACGAGTTGAAAATCACCGGCGCGGACATCGCTGCAACAATGCAGGAATTGTTAGTGCCTGCTCTGGAAAAGATCAACGAACTGGCAAAGAAAGCAAAAGATGCTTGGGTTGGCTTGGATAAGTCCGAGAAAGAACAGATTGTGAAGATCGCAGGCATCGCCGCGGCAATCGGGCCATTGTTGTCTGTCGGTGGGCGTTTGGTTTCCGGCATTGGCAACGTCATCACGATGGCTCCAAAGATCGGCACAGCGCTCACGGCGCTCACAGGACCAGTCGGCATTGTGGTCGCTGCCATTGCAGCTCTTGCGGCGGCATTTGCGGCGCTGTGGTCATCGGATGAGGGCTTCCGGAATGATATCTCCGGAATATTTAACGAGATACAGCTATCCGCCCAGCCACTGCTCGATGCGCTGGGAGAACTGTGGACAGCGTTCCAGGAACTGATGCAAGCACTCTGGGCAGCGTTCGGTTCCGACATCGTCCAGATGGTCAAGACAGTCGTCATTGATGGAATCATCCCACAGCTGCAGACATTTATCGATTTCATCATAAATGTTGTAAATCTTGTTAAAAATCTTGTAAATGGCGACTGGACGGCGGCTTGGGAAGACCTGAAACGCATCGCCACGAACCTTGTGGAGCTGACGATCCGGACAGTCATCATCTTTTTTGAAGGTTTCATGAAGACCTCGATCCAAATCTTTTGGAAGATTGTCGCGGGCATCGGCGAGGCATTGCTGGAGCTTGGGGCGAGCATCCGAGAGAAGATTGACGAGATCGTTTACGAGGCGATTGAGTTCTGGGGCGATCTGTTAAAGCAGACGTTAGAGATCTTTCAAAACATCTGGGATGGCATCGTGGAGAAAGTCACAGGCATCAAGGACGCAATCGTGAACGGAGTGAGCGAGGCTGTGCAATTTCTGGCCGACCTGCCGGGAAAGGCGCTCACGTGGGGCCGTGATATGATCGAGAACTTTATCAACGGTATCAAAGAAAAGGTCGGAGCATTGACGGAAGAGCTTGCGGCGACTGCGGAAGAGATTGCGGCATATCTGGGATTCAGTGAGCCGGAAAAAGGCCCACTGTCGGACTTCCACACCTACGCGCCGGATATGATGGATCTGTTCGCCAAAGGCATCCGGGACAACATCCCGGAAGTCCGGAAAGCTGCAGAGGATATGGCGGCAGCAGTTGCACAGCCGGTCAATGCTTCGACATTGACATTTAACATTGCAAACACGATCAACGGAGCACCGGGGCAGAACATCAACGATCTGGCCATCGCGGTAGACCGTAGGATCACAACGAGCGTAGCACAGAAGAGGTCAGCATGGGCATAAATACACTGACATTTAACAATGTGAACAGCAAGACATACGGCGTATATATCAGCGGCACAGGGGCATTCAATTCCCCTGCCCGTGATCGTGAGATGATCGAGGTGCCCGGAAGAAACGGCGACATCATCATCGACCACGGCAGATACAAAAATATTGAGGTGACATATCCGGCGTTTATCATCAAGAACTTCAAGGCGAATCTGACAGCGTGGGCGAACAAGCTGCTGGAACCGCTGAACTATGTGAGGCTGTCGGACACCTACCACCCGGATGAGTTCCGCCTTGCTGTGCTGTCACAAGGAATGGTGGTCGATCCGGTGAGATGGTTGGCTGCGGGGAGCTTCGACATTGTATTCAACTGCCGACCGGAGCGGTTCTTGACCAACGGCGAAGTGGTGATGAGCTTTAATGCAAGCGGGAATATAACAAACGCGACAGATATGCCATCAAGACCGCTGATCCGTGTGTATGGTGATGGCAGTATCACCGTGAACGGCACGGAGATCGAAATTGCACCGCACAGCTACACGTATATAGACATTGATTGCGATTTGCAGGAGGCTTTCTTTGGCTCCCAAAATGCAAATAGCTATATTTCCTTGGATGAGTTCCCAAAACTCGACAGCGGGGCAAATAGCATTGTTTTGGACGGTGTGACAAGAGTTGAGATCACGCCGAGATGGTGGAGGCTGTAAATGTTTCCTATACTCTACGGAGCGAATGAACAAAATTTTACATCAAACGGACTTGGAAGACTTGCGGATGCCATCTCCTGTATTGTGGAAGAGGAACGGAATGGAATCTATGAATTGACGATGGAATACCCTGTCGGCGGTCGGCATTTCGGGCAGTTAATGTTGAGCAATATTATATACTGCAGAGCCAACCAAAAGTCCAAAAAGCAGGCATTCCGCATTTATGAGGTGACTGACGCGATTGATGGTGTATCTACCATCAGGGCGCAGCATATATCCTACCAGCTCACAGCGATACCGGTGGAGCCGTTTGTCGCGGACAATCCGGCGGATGCTGTGAGCCTTTTAAGTATGCGCAGCGTGGTACCGAACCCGTTTACCTTCGACACGGACGTGGAAGAGGGGGAATTTAACACGGAAGTCGTTGACAGCTGTCGGGCGATCATCGGCGGCATCGATGACAATCTGCTGGCCAGATGGGGAGCAGAGGTCGAGTGGGATATGTACGACGTGCATATCTGGCAAGAGCGCGGGCAAAACCGGGGCAAGGTGGTCCGATATGGCAAAAACGTCACGGACATCACCCAGGAGCAGAGCATTGAGGATACATACACAGGCATCTATCCGTATTATAACAGTGATGGCGATTATGTGGACTTGACAGAAAAGGTACTGCTTGCACCGACAGCGGCCTTGTATCCGTACCCACGCATAATGCCGGTAGATTTTACGCCGAGCTTTGCAAGCACTCCGGATGAGAACGCTTTAAGGACAAAGGCGCAGGAGTTTCTTGATGCATCGTCCATCGGTCTGCCGAGGGTGTCGATTGATGTGTCCTACGTGGATGATACAGACATCTCCATCCCGATTTATCTGTGCGACACGGTAAAAGTGATATTTGAGCCGCTGGGGATCAGCACAATGGCCAAGGTATCCAGACTGTCGTGGAATGTATTGCTGGATCGCTATGAGTCGGCCACGATTGGCATGGAGTTCGAAGACGTAGCGGCACAGATAGAGCAAGTGTCAAAGAGCAGTGAAGCAAAAGCGGTCAAACAGGCCGAGAAAAAGATCCGGGAGTCCGAAGCACAGACACAGCAAAAGATCGACCAGATCACATACGACTACGTGGAGCCGCAGACCAAGAGCACGGCGAGCATTGCGGATGGCAGCAGTGCAATCGTAATGGCGGCGTATTTTAATCTGGCAGAATCCACAAGGGCGAGATTCTGCAGCACGGTCAATTTCCATATAGCACAGACAGCATCCGGAACACCGGCCACGCTGACGGTGCTGTATGCAGTGGACGGGACACAGCAGCCAGCACTCACGCAGACCTATGAGACCGGCGATCACATCCTGACGCTGGACTTCCTGACCGGCAATCTGGCAGCAGGCGATCACGTCTTTGGTGTGGCTTTCGGAACGGTAGGAGGTACGCTGTCATGATAATTTCAAGTGCTTATATTTTTGCGAAGCAGATCACCGGGAACGTGCCGAAGCCAACCGGAAACGTGTATTTTGAAAATGGACAATTTAACGAGCAACTGGCATATAGCAACACAGATTTTGCAACAAAAACAGTATATCGGGATAATTTTATTTTGTTCAACAACTACGGCGGCGAGGCGGCATATAACCTGATCAAAAACAATATCGGAGATGGAAAAATATACGAGTTTTTAGGCACAAATGCAGCGGAGTACCTGTTGAGTGGGAATAACATTGTCGCGGATCTGGCTGATCCGAACCTAGATACCAACACACGATTTAGCACAGACTTCGGAGCTCTGTTTCTGCCGTTAAGACTTCCGACAAACACATTTACCAAGTTGTGCGCCACGTTTAAGATGACGGACAAGATCGACAATATATGGAGTGCGCACTTATACACAAATGTAGCCAGCACATCGCTGAATAAGTTTATCAACGGCGTTTATATATATGGCAGTGCTTCGGCCGTCGTTCCTGGCGTTGAGTTTACGTTAGAGACAACAGATGGCAGTTGGTCAGATGCATCGCCGTATATTGGCATAGCAACGGGATCGTTTGAGCATGTTGAAATCAAGAAAATATGGTTTGAATAATCAAAGGAGGAAATCAAAATGAAGTTGACAGACAGCAAACTGATCTATGAGGCAGACCAGAACTACATCCACGCGACGTTTTTCGCGGATCAAACGCCGGCCACGATGCCGGTGCCTGCAGACGTTCCCGGATGTGACAGCACATGGAAGTTTACACCAAATAGTGTGTTGTATATCACCAGCACCGGTGACGTGTATCTGGCAGGCGTTGACAATACGTGGTATAAGCAGTAAGGAGGGCGTGGGAAATGGCAGAAGATAGGATGTTAAGTGACGAGGTTTTACTTGCACTTATTAAGAAAAATAGCGGTGGCGGTGGAGGCGGTGGCACTGACGACTACAATGATCTGAAGAACCAGCCGCAGATCGGTGGTAATACGCTGGTAGGGAATAAGACCGCCAGTGATTTAGGTCTTGTTGCGGCAGAGGCAGGCAAAGGACTGTCCGAGAATGATTACACGGATGCTGACAAGGCTATCGTTGGCGGTGTAACGGCGGCATTGGCTGGCAAAGCCGACAAGTCAGCCGTAAAGAATGAGTTTATCGGCACGACAGCGGAATGGAACGCACTTACCACTGCCCAGAAAAAGGAATACGACACATATCAGATCACGGATGATTATTCCGAAGCGTTGATGCCGAACTACTCTACCACGGCGCAAAAAACCGGGCAGAAATGGATTGATGGGAAAGACGTGTATATGGTTGTGTATCAGCCATCGTCTGCCGTTGTTGTCGCAAATAATAACTGGACAGACATTGGGATGAGTGCCAGCGGAATAGGAACGCTTTTGGAAATCACTGGAATTGCCGCAGATGGTGCTTGTTGTGCTATGGTCGGCGCAAAAGACAATGGCAAGATTATCTGTCTTGCAGGTCGCCAGGATGGAACATTTATTGTGGTGGCATTTATTGTTAAGTATGTCGAGCAGAGCGTATAAAGAAAGGAGAATACTATGAGCGTAGGAGCAGTAAATAAACAGACGGGCGCTCGCATCCCCACAGCAGGGATGCCAGCGATTGATGATGCACTGGACTTGACGAGTGTCAATCCTGTGCAGAATGACATCATCACGGCGGCTCTTGCATTAAAGCAGAACGCAACCGACAACAATCTGGACACCGAAGCAAAAACCATCGTTGGAGCAATCAACGAGCATGAGGGTGATATTGATTCGTTAAAGAGTGGTTTTACTAACTTAACGGATGCTATTGGATGGGATAATCATAAGAACATTGCTGAACCTAAAATAACATCATCTAAAACTCTATCTGGCATAGTTCTTTCACCTGTTCTTAGTGATAATACTATCACGGGAATATCAATAGAAAGCGGTACAACTACCGGAACTATCAACGAAACACTTGTTGCATTTAGTGTTAAGGAGACTGGAAAGTATAATATTATTGGTGCAAAATTAAGCGGTGAAATAACTAGCAATTATAGAACTCTTATTTGGGATAATACATCAAGTGTTTCTTTGATTGATAGGATTACAGAAAACGAATTTTCTGTTACGCTTACAAGCCGACATAATTATGTTATTGCAATCAATACTGCAAATAGCGTAAGCATACCACAACAAACGCTAAACATAATGGTATGCAAGGAAAGTCAAGGCATTATTTTTGAACCATATCACCCCGTTATCGGTCCGGCAGTAGAGGATTTAGAGAGCAGGATCGAGGCGGTGGAGAGTGGGTTGGCGAATTTAGGTAATAAGGTTTTTTCGGCATACGGAACTCAAAATGCTGACAGTTGGTATAAAATAGGTGAGTATGTATTACCAGAACCCAATTACATAATTCATAATTTCATTATTGCTATTGCCGGGACGCAAATCAAACAAGTAACTTTAAGATGTACGCCAACTGGGTTCAATAATGACCTAACAGCGGTAAGACAAGTGTATAGTGATAGTAAAAATTTTGCTATAAGATTGGCAAGTACATCTAAAGTTGAACTGTATGCAAAAGTTGGTTTACGTGGTAGGCATGCATATAGCATCATTTCTGAAGCTGGCAATGCTGACTATAAAATAACTTTATCCGATCCAGTAGCAAGTAGTTATACTGATACTGATATGTATATAGTAAACTAATCTAGTTAATTAAAGGGCAGTTTAACGAACGATGCCCCGTGGGTGACTGCGGGGCTATGAGGGAGAGACGATGGACAATATCAAAAAGGTGCAAGCGGTATTGATCGGGGTGCTGGCAGCCGTGAACGGCTTTTTGGGCAACCTTGCGGTCCCTGTGTATGTATTACTTGCGTGTAACATCATCGACTATATAACGGCACTGATTGCGGCCCCGAAGCGCGGAGAGCAGATTGACAGTTTGAAGGGATTCAACGGCCTCAAAAAGAAGGTCCTCATGTATCTGCTGATTGCTGTTGGCTGGCTGATTGATACTCTGGTCAATTACGCTGCGCAGCAGGTCAGGCCGGACTTCCGACAGCCGTATATCGTGGCGGTCGTTGTCGCTCTCTGGCTGGCTTTTAATGAGATGCTGTCAATTATCGAGAATGTGGCAGATGCTGATGGGCCGGTTCCGCCGTTCCTCAAAAAACTGATCAAAAATCTGAAGAAAAAAACCGAGGATGTGACGGAGACAGGAGGAGACGATGAGCGAAAGTAATCTGGTGACATACCGAAATTTGACGCGGAACTACAGCAGAAGGACGGCGGAAAAGAGTAAGATCACGATCCATCATGCTGCAGGGGTAGGAACTGCAAAGAGCATTGTAGACTCATTCATTCCGGCCAAGCGCAAAGCTTCTGCAAATTACGTGATAGGTAATGAGGGAGACATCGGCCAGAGCGTGCTGGAATGCAATCGACCATGGACATCATCATCGTCCTGGAACGACAACCAAGCAATCACGATCGAGGTGAGCAACAGCCAGAGCGGTGGCGAGTGGCCGATCAGCGATGCAGCGTATAAGTCTCTCATCGATCTGTGCGTGGACATATGCCAGCGGAATGACATCAAGGCGGTCAATTATAATGGCACCAAGCACGGAGTCCTGACCGAGCACCGGATGTTCGCGGCGACTCTCTGTCCTGGGCCGTATATCCACAATCTGCTGATCAATGGATCCATCGCATCGCAGATCAATGCACGACTACGGCCACAGGCTATCTCTGATCGGATCTACGAAGGCATCGATCTGTCACCGGTCTTCAACGCGACATACTACGGCGGACGGTATCCGGATCTGCTGGCGGCTGGTCTCAAGTCTCCGGATCAGCTCTGGATGCATTTCATCACCTTCGGGATGATGGAAGCTCGGCAGGCATCGGCGGACTTCTCTCCGGTGACATACCGCAACACCAACCCGGACCTCAATGCGGCATTCGGCGATGACTGGGAGGCATACTACAAGCACTATTGTATGTGCGGCAAGGCCGAGATCGAGAGCGGACAGCGAAAGCGGATGTATTAAATTGGTAGAAAATAGACTTTCGTGTCCATAAAATTGTCCACGAACTTCTGAAACACAATACTGACGGGCGTTTTAAGACTTTTGTAGACATTTTCGAACCCTGTTGGTCCCATAGTAAATTAAAGGCTGTAAATCCGATAAATTCGAGCTTACAGCTCTTTTTTTATGCGTAAAATGTAAAGTTTTGATAGCACGATGAAATGGGCATTTTACAAAATTTTGTCCACAGATTTGTCCATGAATTTGTCCATGGACAATTATCCGATAATTTTGGAAATGTCATCCGATGCTCTCTGCTTGGCGGCATCCATGTCCATGGCGTGCTGGTAGATGGTTTTCATAATGTTGTCGGTAGACCATCCGCCTAGAGCCTGTACTTGCTTGTCGGAGTATCCGAGATCGTGGAGATACGATGCGAAGAAGTGGCGGAGAGCGTGCAGACGGAAGTGCGGCACACCGGCCCGATCCTGTGCCCGCTGCAGGGCCTTGTATAGATTATCCGGGTTATACTTGTATATGTACCCCTGCTGCCGTATCTGATCGGCGAGATCCGCAGGGATGACCACATAGCGGTCGGATGCTGTGGTCTTCGTGGTCTTTACTACATATTGTCGGTTTTTATCCTTTACAACTGCCTTGGATATGTGCAATGTGTTGTTGTCTAGGTCTTCCGGTGTCAATGCACAGACTTCCGACCGGCGCAGGCCAAAGCAGCAGAGACGGATGGCAAGCTCGTGCTCCGTGCCCTTGAGTGCATCCAGCGTTGCCTTGATGTCGTCAGCAGTCGGTATATACTGCACGGATCGGATCCGCTGTGGGAGCTTGGGAGCAGGCAGACGGATGCCATTTGCCGCCAATACTGCCGAGATATAATGCGCATAGTTGGCGACTGTCTTCGGGTTCCGGTCAGGTGTCAGATCATTGATGACCTTCTGCACATCTCTGGCTGTGATCCGCATCAGGTGCAACCGCGTAAAACTGTCCGGAAGGAGCCGCGCATAGCGTTCATACTCTCGGATGGTAGATGCAGACAGCACATTGCTTTTTGACGCGTTATAAGCCACGCTGGCGGCCTTAAATGTGCCCGATGGCGCATCTGCCGGTGTCGATGCTATAACGGCCCCTATGAGCCGCACAGCCTCGCTATCGGTCGGCTTGTGATCGATAACCAGGCTGTATCGTTTTCCCTTTTCCATCATCCGGATGCGGTAGGATCCGCTTGGCAGCTCTTCAATGGTCATGGCATTTTCTCCATCATAAGACTAACAATTTCTTTGTATTTGCCGGAGCGGTACAATGATAATATTTTCGCTTCGTCTTTATTGAGATATGCGATGGTCTTCGTTATTTTCTTTGTTTTTCCTTTTTCTTGGATAGTTATCCCTACGAGCTGCGGTGGTTTGGGACTCACGACTCTTCCTATAGTGAGAGGCCGCGTCCTTTTCTTTGGCTCGAATCCCATAACCCATTCTGGCTCTACATCGAATGCTTCCGCTATCTTCTGTGCGTTCAGATTCGATGGTACATTCCGACCATTCACATACTGCGAAACGCTGCCGACATTCAATCCGGTTTTGTCAGCAAATTTCTTTTGGCTGCCATCGCATCTGGTCTGGATCAGACTCTTGATCCTTCCGATGCTGATCTGTTCGTATTTTGATAATTCTTTAGTCTTATTCATAGCGCACACCCCTTTCGTGTGTTTATCATAACATATAACTTCGATAAATGCAAAATTTAACATAGATTAACATTTTCTGTTGACATAACGATTTAACTATGTTAAAGTGTTCCTTGAAAGGAGGTGATGAGGATGCCGCGATACGCAAAATTGCGCGGAAGAATCGTGGAGATGTACGGCAACAATGAGAGATTCCGTGAGGCCCTTGGAATATCGAAGGTTTCCATCTCAAAAAAGCTGAACGGTCTCACCGGTTTTTCACAAGCAGACATACTGACATGGTCGGATTTGTTGAAGATCGACATCAAAGATGTGGGCATTTATTTTTTTGACAGTAAAATTTAACTAGGCTAAAGAAATGAGAAAAAATGAACGAATTGATCACAGTAAACGCAGACACGATGACAGTATCGGCCAGAGATCTGCACAAGGCATTAGAGATCGAAAAGAGATTTAGTGCTTGGTTCGAAACGAATGCACAAGGTTTTGTGGAAGGTGAGGACTACAGAGGGGTGTACCTAAAGGTACAGTGCAACCAATACGGCGGAGAACAGGAGCTGCAGGATTATGAATGTTCACTCGATATGGCGAAGCACATCTGTCTGATGAGCAGAACGGAAAAGGGCAAGCAGTGCCGCCAGTATCTGATCAACCTCGAGAAGGCTTGGAATGATCCGGCGCAAGTGATGGCCAGAGCATTGAAAGTGGCAGATCAGACCATCGCACAGTTGTCGGCCAGAGCGGAACAGCTCGAGATCGAGAACAAGGCAATGCAGCCGAAGGCAATCTTTGCGGATGCAGTAAGCGCATCAGATACTTCCATACTTGTCAGGGATCTGGCGAAGATCATCAAACAGAATGGCATGGAGATGGGCGAAAAGCGTTTTTATAAGTGGCTCCGGGAACACGGATACATCATTAAAGGCAGTACACAGCCAACGCAGAGAGCAATGGAGATGGGACTGTTTGAAATCGTGGAAAGAACCGTGCAGAGAGCAGACATGCCGCCGATCGTTACAAGTACAACAAAGATCACAGGAAAAGGGCAGCAGTATTTTATCAACAAATTGCTGATGCCGTAAATTAAAAAGCCACCAAGGGAGCCGGCAAGCATCGAGGTGGCAAATGGAACAGCATATCTTGTGCCGTTTTATCTATATTAACACAAGGTATAGCAAAAATCAAGAAAGGAGCAAGGATGGCACGATTAAGGACAGACAGCCGAGTAAAAGAATGCAAAGCGTTCTCCGCGTGGGTACGTGGACGGTTGGCAGAACGTCAGGAGCGGCAGGAAGACCTTGCGGCGGTACTCGGTACCAGTCGGCAGTCACTCTCCGCCAAGATCAACAACCGGGCAGAGTTCACTCTGATGGATATGGTCACGATCTGCGAGCACTTCGGGCAATCCTTCACGGTGATGTCAAATGTTAAGTAACGTAATAGCAGGTATTATCGCGGCGATGTCCGTCACATTCTCGGTGTTTGACTGGGATCCGCAGGAAGTCAAAATATCGTGCTACCTGCCTACCGGAAACTGTACATATTCCGGGCAGATGCCATACGTGGGCGGATGTGCGGTTAATAAGGAGCACCTTGGACAGACTGCGATGCTATTCGATGCAGAGTATCGTTTTATCGGCTTTTTTGAGATTAACGACATCGGGGGCAATAGCCTGCTGAAACAGGGCAGAGCCGTGGATATATTCCAAGAGACGATGGAAGATGCGCGGAACTTTATCAAAGAGAACGGCGACCACGGGTATGTGGTATGGCTGAATGCGGAGGGATGAGATGACAACCAAAGAAAAGTTAAAGTTGCAAGTAAGCATCTACAAGGATCTGAAACGGCAGAACGAGCGCGACTATTACCAATACTGCAATATCTCTGATGACTGGGCGCGGGAGAGCGAGGCGGCATCAAAGGCAAGGGCGGCAGTGTATGACCTAGTGGCGGATAAGCTCGAAGAGATCCTGAAGGAGTGGAACGAGGAGGAAGATGATGGAAAGTAAACCGAAAAAACTGAAATGTGAGCTGTATAACGACTCGATGCAGGGATGGAAATGCTATCCCATCCAGAAGGCACAGCTCATCATTGCAGATGTGCCGTATAACGTAGGTAAAAACTTCTACGGCTCCAATCCGATGTGGTATATCGGCGGAGATAACAAGAACGGGGAAAGCAAACTGGCAGGCAAGGCGGCATTCGCATCAGATTTTAACTTCAATCTGTATGAATATTTCCATTTTTGCAGTCGCTTGATGAAGAAGGACGACACCAAGCCGATCGCCAGAGGGCGGAGCAGTAACAGCCCATGCATGATTGTGTTCTGTTCGTTTGAACAGACTCACACACTAATCGATGCGGCGCGAAAACACGGATTTAAGAATTATACGCCGCTGATATTTGTCAAGAACTACTCGCCGCAGGTATTGAAATCAAATATGCGCGTTGTCGGTGCAACAGAATACGCTCTGCTGTTATGGCGCGATAGGTTGCCGAAGTTCCGGAACGGTCTGCAGGTGGACGAAAACGGAAAGAACATCAGAGGCACAGGCAAGATGGTTTTTAACTGGTTCCCTTGGGAGAAGGACGGGAAGGAAGTGCCAAAGATCCACCCCGCACAGAAACCGGTGAAACTGCTCAAGAAGCTGATCGAGACCTTCACAGATCCGGGCGATGTCGTGATTGATCCGTGTTTTGGAAGTGGCAGCACAGCCAGAGCCGCACTTGAGACCGGTCGGAACTTCTACGGGTTCGAGATTAACAAGGAGTTTTATCGGAGAGCAAAAGAAGAAATGATCGTGCTCCCGAAGGATAAGCAGATGAGCATCGATGAGATGCTGGAAGGAGAAGGCGTATGAGAGACGGTAAGATAGCAATCGAAATCGACCTGAAGAAGCTCGGCATCATCGCAGGTATGGCACTGGCGACATATCTCGGGATTATCTCCGGAGAAGGGGAAACATTACTGCTGATTATTCCGGCGGGGCTGTATTGGATAGTGAAGGGAGAATGAGATGGGCACGATATTTTCTGACTACGAGCTTGTGAAGCGTATCGTGAGCGACTTGAACAGCGGCAAAGCATCTCTGCAGATCATCGGACCGGCGGGAGACATCCAGGCGACTGACATCTTTCCGGAGATGGAGCACCGGTTTGTAACAGACTGCGAAGCATATTTGATCGACCTGCGGAGACAGATCCGGCAGCAGTTGGAAGTGGATGATGCGGAGTACCAGATCGAGAACGTCACAACGGGGATGTTCGGAAAGGAGAAACGGAATGATTAAAGCACATGACGGACGCGTTGAAATCGAAGGCACCGGCAAGACATTGTTTGCAGACTATGCGTGCATCTCGAATGCTCTTGGTGACAAGCTCGGCTGTGATAAGTTGTTTCAGGGTTATCTGCTCGGCACAGCTGACTACCACCACGGCGATGTCATCGCAGTAGTGCATGGTAAGGTCGAAGTCACAAGCGATGCGAAGGACTGCACACTCAACCTTGCGATGATCCTGAACGCCATCATAGAACTGCACGGCGATAATGCGGAGAAGATCATTAAGACTGCTGCAGATATTGCCACGATCATCAAACGGGATGACAAAGCAGACAACATCGACCAGATTGGCGAGAAAGTGATTGAACTGTTGAAAGGAGTAGAACAATGACACTGTATGAATTAACCAACGACCTGCTGACACTGCAGGCAGAGCAGGAGAACGCCGACATCGATGATCAGGTATTCCGCGACACGCTGGAAGGACTGGACGGAGCATTCGAGGACAAATGCGATGGCTGGGCGAAGTGGATCAGAGGCATGGAAAACGACATCAAAGGGATGAAGGAAGAAGAAGCCCGCCTGAAGCTCCGGCGGCAGAGATTAGAGACCGCAGTCGCAAAAGCCAAGAGCACATTATCCGACTATATGCGGATTGTCGGCAAGACCAAATTCAAGACCGCATTATTCAACTTCGGTTTCCGTAAGTCTTCCCACGTTGTCGTGCTGGATGCCACAAAGGCACCGGAATGGGCACTCGTACCACAAGCACCAAAGATCAGCCTGACAGCGATCAAGGAGCACATCGACAAGGGCGAAGATCTGAACTGGGCGGAAGTAGTGGAAACGGAGAGTTTACAGATTAAGTAAAGGAGTAGGCAGATGGATGAACTATTGAAGACCATAGCGAAGTCGATCGAGAGCATCGCGGAGAGTTTCTACAGAATAGCGGATGCAAAAGAGCGTGAAGCATCGCGGTATGGTGACTATGTAAATGCACAACAACAAATTGCTGATGCACTTAAATCTTTAACGAAGGAGGAATGAAGCAATGGCAATCCCGGTACTTGTAATCGGACGGAGCGGATCGGGGAAGACGTACTCTCTGAAAAACTTCAAACCGGATGAGGTTGGCATCTTATCCGTGGAAAAGGGCAGACTGCCCTTCAGAAGCGATTTGAAAGTGGCAAAGGTAAAATCATTCACCACATCAGATTGCACGCCAGCACAGGCAAATGTGGCCCGTTATTCGTGGATTGAGAACACCATCAAGAAGGCGAAACTGAAAAGCATCGTAATAGATGACAGCCAGTACCTTCTGGCCGGTGAGTTATTCGATCGGGCCTACGAAAAAGGCTATGACAAGTTCGTTGGCATCGCCGCAAACTTCCGTAATCTGATCCACTCCATCAATGAGCTGGAAGATGACGACAAGATCGTGTATTTCCTGCATCACTCGGAACTGGATGCGGACGGTCGGGAGAAGGTGAAGACCATCGGAAAGATGCTGGATGAAAAACTCTGCATTGAAGGATGTTTTGACATCGTGCTGTACTGCCAGGATCAGAAGTTTTTCACACAGTCGAACGGTCAGAGCGTGGCCAAGACACCGGAAGGGATGTTCGATCTGGAGATCCCGAACGACCTGAAGGCGGTAGACACTGCCATCCGCGAATATTACGGATTGGCGCAAAACAACGGTAGCAACAAGGCAAAAGCAAATAAAAAAGAGGAGGAATAAGCCATGAATATGCCGAACAACTACGCAAACACACAGATCGGTGGGGATTATACCCCGCCTGAACTTGGGGGCCACCATCTCATCATCAAGAAGGTGGAAGAGACCAAGAGCAAGAACGGAAAGGACATGATCAAGGTGTTCTTTGACTTTGCGAAAAATGATGTGCAGCCGGACTTTATGACGAATGAATACAAGAACGATATCCGGCCGGATAAGAAGTGGCCGCACGCTGGCACACAGTACATTTTGACCGAAGGGAACGATGGCAACTGCTCAAAGTCCTTCAAGAGTTTTATCACCGCTTTCGAGAAGTCGAACGGGTGCCAGGCTATCTGGGGCGAGAAGTTCGCGGATCAGTTCAAAAACAAGAAGGTCGGTGCCATCTTCGGAGAAGTTGAGAACGAATACAACGGCAAAGTGACGATGCGCCACGAGTTGAGATGGTTCTGTGAAGATGCCAAGGTTGACGGAGCAGCTGTACCCGCTCCGAAGTACCTGCAGGGCAACGCACCGAAGAACGCTGCAGCGGCATCGGCAGTAGATGAGTTCATCAACATCCCTGATGGTGTAGACGAAGAAACCCCGTTTGGTGATTGATGATGGAACTGCAGATCGATTCAAGGGAGCATAAGAAGGAGCTTGCACGGATCAAGAAGCAGTTGGATGGCTTGGGGGTGAGATATTTCATCTCCAAGCTGTATGTCGGCGATTATATGAGTCTGGATAACCCCAGACTCGTGATCGACCGCAAGAAGGATCTGCTGGAATTGTGCGGTAATGTAACACAGCAGCATGAGCGGTTCCGGGATGAGCTGATCCGGGCAAAGGAACACGGCATCAAGATCATCGTGCTCTGTGAACACGGGGAAGACATCCAGGAGCTGACAGATGTGCTGTTCTGGACTAATCCACGGCTCAATGAAATGGACTGGAAGATGGTAGACGGCCATCCGCAGAAGATGCAGAAGTACCCGAATGCCACCACAGGTGAACAACTGTATAAATCGCTCTGTACCATCGAAGAACGCTATGGCGTGGAGTTTCGGTTTTGCACCAAGAATAAGACCGGGGAAGAAATTGTGAGAATACTGAAAGGAAGTGATAACGATGGGTAAGAATGTGGGGTGGGAAAAGCTGGAGCGCGGACTACTGGAGAGCATCCTGTGGGACCGGAACGAGCCATTTGATGACAGATCTGCATATATCGATCTGCGGCTCCGGGCGAACTTCGCGGATACAGAGTTCAATCCGTTCGGCAATGAAGTTATCACCGTGCACGCAAAAGAGATATTCACAAGCATCAAAAAACTCGCCCAGCATTGGGGATGGTCAACGAACAGGGTGAGACGGTTCCTTTTGTTCTTGGAAAAGACACACCTTGCGACAATAAAAACACACACCTACGGCACAGCCATAACCCTTATGGATATTGACGAAAACGGGAATAGGCGGCACACCAACGGCACAGCCAACGAAACACCCAACGGCACAACGGATGGAGTAGCCAACGGCATCACCGGCGGAGTCGCGAACGGAACACATAATAAGAAGGATAAGAAAGGGAAGAAAGATAAAGAAGACTCCAAAAGAAATCAAGAATACGCCCAGCGTTGGAATGACCTTTGGGGAGGGGAGCCAGAATGACGAATGGAATAATTGAACCGGAAAAGATAAAAGAAGCTCTGACGATCCTGCTCAAAGAGAACAACCTTTTCGAGGTGCGAATCCTGAAGGGCAAGACAACTATCAGCGGATATTTTACAAGCGCGGACGTGCTGATAAAAGAATTTAACAAAGTAGACCTGCGTGGTGCAAATGTGTTCTATACGCTCCACCGGATTGATGAGAGTTGCTACAGCCGAGAACAGCATGACTGTTTCAGACAGGTGAAGACAACAACCAGCGACAATGACATAGTGGCATATCAATGGCTGTTGATAGACCTTGATCCGGTCAGACGGACGGGCATCAGTTCCACAGACGCAGAACTTCGGATGGCATACGAGCGTGGGGAGCAAATAACCAAGTATTTGCGTGAGATCGGATACCCTGCTCCGATATTCGCCTGCAGCGGTAATGGTGTACATCTGTTGTATGCAGTCAATCTGGCGAACACGGACGAAAACAAGGCACTTGTGCAGAACTGTCTCAAAGCATTGGCGTTTCTGTTTGGAGATGACAAGGTTGATGTCGATCAGTCGGTATTTAATCCGGCCCGTATCTCGAAGCTCTACGGCACGATGGCACAGAAGGGAGCTAATACTACAGAACGGCCCCACAGGATGAGCCGGATATTATCGGCACCGAAACAGATGCAGGTGGTCAGCAGGGAGCTTCTGGAGAAGTTGGCAGCAGACAAACCGATCGAGAGCGCGCCGACAAAGGAAAGCTCAAAATCATCATTCGACATTGTGGACTGGATGGATCGGTACGGTCTGCGGTATGAAGTGAAGGAGTGGAAGGATGCCACACGTTATGTGCTGGATCATTGTCCGTTCGACAGCAGTCACACGGGCACCAGCGCGGTAATAATGAAGCACCCCAACGGTGCGATACAGTTCAAGTGCTTTCACAATTCCTGTCAAGGCCACGATTGGCGTGAACTCCGGCTGATGTATGAGCCGGATGCATACGATGACAAGAGAGCGGCAGACGAGGCTCGCATCGAGGAAGGTTGGAAACAATACAAGGCATTTAACCGGAACCGCACAGACATCGCATACCAGGAAGAGAAGACTGACGATGAACACATCGAGAAGATGTTCGAGACGGCGATGGATATTCTGAACAGACCGAAAGAGGAACGGATTTGCATCAAGACAGGGATGACGGAGTTTGACAAGAAGACCGGCGGACTGGCAAAGGGTGAGATCACATTGGTGAGTGGTTTGCGTGCCAGTGGTAAATCTTCTCTGATATCACAGTGGACGTTGAACGCAGTCAATCAGGACTTTACAACGATTGTTTATTCTGGAGAGCTGAAGGATATCAGATATAACAGTTGGATGATGCAGCAGGCAGCGGGGCAAGACTTTGTTGTAAAACACGAAACACTTGAAAACTTCTGGTACTGTCGGGACGATGTCAAACCAGCAATTGCGAAGTGGCTCGGTGATCGTTTCTGGCTCTATAACAATAACTATGGCAACAACTTCAAGATGATCGCCACACGGCTGAACGAGATCATCCGGAGATTAAAAGCAGATCTGGTCATCATCGATAATATGAGCATTTTGGATCTGTCAGATATAACAGACGACCGCAGGGCAGATAAGTGGGATCAGCAAAAGTTATTTGTGGAGACATTGAAGAACCTGGCGATGCTCTGTAACTGTCACATTGTTTTCGTGGTACATCCAAGGAAGGCGAACGGGTTCCTGCGGCTCGATGATGTCGGCGGCAGTGGATCGATCGGTAACTTGGCGGATAACGTGTTTATAGTCCATCGTGTGAACCGTGACTTTCTGCGTGGGTTCCGGCGGGATGTGAAAGGGATACCGGACAACGCACGGAACAAAGAAGAGGATGAATACTATTACGATCTGGGCGGCGATAACTGCGTGGAGATAGTCAAGGAACGTGAAACTGGCATCCAGGACTTATTCATTCCGCTGTGGTACGAAAAGCAGACCAAGAGATTGAAAAACAGCGCATTTGAAAACGTAGTTTACAAGTGGGACTTTGATGGCTTTATAGGCCGCGAAGAGATTCCATTCGAAGATGGAGGTGCTGCCAATGATAACTGATGCACAAGCTCGCCGGTGGTCAAGGCTGAAATGGCATCAGCCGGTGCCATACGGCAACAGGGACTATGATGTGCGATGTCCGGAATGCGGCAATCCGTACTACTGGACACGGGCACTCAAGAAGACGTATGAACACGATGGCTCCGTGATGGTGTCCTGCAGAAGATGCGGGATGCTGTTTTGGATCAGTCGCGGAACGGATGACGCAATAATCACAACACAGAGGAGGAAATGATGGGAAAAGGTAAGGGAAGATCAGGACACTATAACAACTATCGGGCGTATCAGCGCACACACGAAGGATTGATGGCGAAGGAATACATCAATTACGTGGCTCCGCATTTATATTCCGCTTTCTGCCTTGTGCTTTACGACAAGTACAAATGGGAGCCGGATGAAATCGCCGATTGCGTAGCTGCAGCAGATGAACTCTGGGACAGGGCGGCGCGTGAAGGCTGGGACATCAAGGCAAACTGTGCAGAGTGCACAGGAATCGATGTGACACACTTCAGGGACAGCGGACGGATCAACAAATTGGAGGTGCAGGATGGAGAAGAAGGATGAAACCATACCGGGCCAGATGAGCATCCTGGATCTGATCGAGGAAGAGCCGCAGAGCTTCGATGACTATATCGGCAAATGTCGGTTCTGTATGTGGAACGGCTACGGGCTGTATGACCAGTTCGGTAAGCGGAAGAAGGATGCAGGGATCTATAACTGCCAATGGGAGCAGACAAGGCACGGGATAACACAATGTATTGATAAGAGCTTTTGGAAACCGAGCATCTACACCATACCGAAGCTGTGCGGAAACTGCAGACATTCGAACTGTTTTCACTACCAGAAGAAGGAGCAGTACAAGGAAAACAGTGCGAAGGCATTCGCTGATCCTGTGGAAGAGCCAAACATCTACTGCACACGGGAAGATGGCAGCGTGAACCGGTCCGCACCATACGCGGCATACACATCCAAGAGCTTCGGGGCGTGCAAGTGGGATCGGCAGCATGAATGGGACAGTTGCGAAGCATGGGAGCAGGATAAGAGCGTATTGAAGGAGGATAAGGGATGAATAAATTTGAGCGAGTATCAGATGAGGTGAATGGCGAGCTGTCATATACCAACACGATGGATCACGCCATCGAGTGGACGAGGAATGGCAAGGATGCAACGGCAACAGTCACATTCCCTGCAGGGCGGTTCAAGACAAAGATCGAGAAACTGGCAGAGGAACATCCGGAAGAGGTGACAATCAGATATCGGAACAAAGACGGATCTATCGTGGCAACTATTCCGGTAAGGTACATCAAGATCAGTGCACCGAGACAGATGTCTGACGAACAGAAAGAGATATGCGCAGAAAGATTGAGAGCGATGCGCGAGAAATAATTCAGATGTGAGTCTACGTGCAACGAAATGCCCCAAAATGGCTCGGAACTGTTCGAGGTGAACGATTTACCGTTGAATGAATTAAAACGCCACCACGGGGTACAGAAAGCCCATAGGAAGGAGATTTGAATGAAACAGCCAAAGGCATGCCCGTTCTGCGGAGAGTATCCGGAGTTGGAACTCCGCAACGGCTACTACAGAATCGAGTGCAAGAATCCGCTCTGTCCGTCAAGGCTGACGGCGAGCATCAAAGCCAACGACATCATCGCCGCGTGGAATACACGGCTGAAGCCGAAGAAGAGGGAGGTGCTGAATGAAACTAATAATTGATATATCCAAAGGCAGATACGATGAAATCATGTCGATGGACTGGAATAATTGCAGACTGCTTTTTGATGAAGAAATCAGAGCGATTCATGACGGGAAAGCATTAGAGCAAGAGCCTTGTGCAGATATGGTCAGTCGGGATGCTATGTGGGATGTATTACAGAGATTGTATGGAACGGAAGGTGAACTTGTAGAAGAACTAATGTCATTGCCTCCGGTTTTACCGATGCCAAAGATGGGGAAGTGGATATACAAAAAGAAAGAAGATTCCTATAGATGTAGCTTATGCACTTTCCCTTGTCACAAAGATAATTTAGGCGCGATACCTACAAAGTATTGTGCCGGATGCGGGGCGGTAATGGAGGTGCAGAATGCAGTTAGTGATTGATATTCCAGAAGAACAGTACATTACACTAAATGCCAAATCACAAGAAGAAGTTCTGACAGTGATTGATGTTAGTTTGCTTATTAAAGCTATCAAGAAAGGCACACCACTGCCGAAATGTCACGGAAGATTGATTGATGCTGATTATTTGAGAAATGTGATTCTACTACATAACTTTCACGGCAACAACAAATACATTGTTCCATATTCAGACAGAAGAGGATACAGATTAAGGCAAAGAGAAGTAGATGAAGGCATAATAAATGCACCAACAATTATCGAAGCAGACGGAGGTGATGCAGGATGAAACTGATTATTGAGATACCAGACAAGATGTATAAGACAGTACAAGATGGTACATACTGCGGATCGTTGTATGAAGAACTAAAGAATGGCATACCTGTAGAGCAGAGCGGAGATTTAATAAGTCGTGAAGAAATGTGGAAAGCATATCACAAGATGATTGATAGAGAAAACACTATATATGTTTTTAATGCTATAAAAAATCTGCCATCCGTAACACCACAGCCAAAGATGGGGCGGTGGATAATGTCAGATGATGGACTATACAGACCTATATGCAATAACTGCGGTGCGCATCCGTGGAAAGGCTACATCCCGACAGTAGAAGAAGCAACAGAGGTATTTAAGTATTGCCCGAACTGCGGTGCAAAGATGCCGGAGGTGGAAGGATGACGAGAGTTGAAGAAAATAAACTGATAGTAAGTGGGGCGATTAAAAGAGCGGAAGACCAACCAACTGGGACTTATGAAGAAATGGTAACATTCCAGCTTGGGTTAATAGCTACAATGCTTGCAGATATATCAAAAAGCCTTGCAATCCTTGCGGATAAGGCAGAAGGGAGCGAGGAATGAGTGACCAAGAACGACACAAGGGATGTGGTGGATGTGTATATAGTCACCATCAAGGTAACGAGTGGTTTTTGTTTTGTCAGAAATGTGGGTTAAAGACGAGTGTATATGATACTCACTCTAAAGCAAGGACAGAATGGGATAAGATGATTGAGCTACAGGCAGAAGGGAGCAATAAGGAATGAGCGAAGAATTAAAGATTATAGAGAACGATGACGGCACATTTTCAGAGTACGATGACACATTTGACATCACGATCCACTGCCAGAGCGAGAAAGAGCATTACGAGGTACTGGCGAAATTGAATGCAGATCCGACTGATTGGATCACGGAAGAGAATCCCGAAGATGCAGATATATACCTAGTCACTTGGCGGCATCCGCTCTGGGAGCAGACCGCATACATCGGACTGTGTGAATGGGATGGTGAACGGTGGCTGGTCGAAGATATGGAGCAGAGCAAGCTGTATAAAGAGACACTCATCATACTGGCGTGGTCAGATCCCGAGCCATATATGGGATGGAAGGAGACGAAATGAACACAGCAACCATTATTGCGGCACTGATCGCATCAGCGGTCATCCTGTGGATCATCGGCGAAGAGATCTACAATGCCGGATACAGACAGGGCCGACAGGACGGATATCGGGAAGGAGTAAGCGATGGCAAAGATCGAGATAGCAAAGGGCAGTCCTGAATGGAAGATCTACCAGGAACTGTGGAACATCCACAAGGCATACGGTGATCCGGAAGACAATGACGATTACTGGGACGAGCTGAATGCTGCCATCACCGGATGGACGAACGGATACAAGGGCACGGACTACGAGGAATTTGTCCGTATGATGGCAGTCGGAATGCTCGGACTGCTGGATGGCAAATTAAGGAGGAAAAAGAATGATCCACATACATTGTGACAGGTGCAAGGCTGACATTGATCCGGAGGGCAAGATCGGGAAGATGTCATGGGGATTTAAGAACGGCATCGAAGGTATGGTGTCGTCAGATTTGCTCTATGGGCGCGTTTACTGTGAGAGGTGCATGGATTTAACCATGGCATTCATTCAAGGACACACAGAGCCAGCCAGGGGGCAAATAAAGGCACAAGGCGGCAAGCGTGAGAGACTCGCGCAAGGTGACGACATCATGAATCTGTACCGCAAGGGCATCAAGGTCAAGATAATCTCGGAAAAGCTCGGACTGACACCGAAACAGGTCAGCGCATACATTTACAACCACAAGGAGGAGTGACATGGCAAAGTTCGATCACAAGGCACGTTATCAAAAGCTGAAAGCCATGAACCTCTGCACGAGATGCGCACGGAACCCTGCAAGGCCTGGGCGGACATATTGCGAAGAATGCGCGGCTGGCATAACGACAAGAAGACATATGGCCAAGCTGCAGACGACTTCCGCATTATGTACGGAGGAACATAAACCGGCATATACACTCGAAGAGGTGAGCCGCATGGCAGTACAGCGCGGTATCAGCTATGGCCAGATGGTCACGATACTGGAACAGGAGGGGAAAAATGGCAAGAAATCGCAGTAAGAAGACAGGCAAATGGAAGATCAGTTCACACGAGTTCTACATGGCGATGCACTTCGCCTATCAGTATCACGAGTGGAAGAAGGAGCTGACCGGACTCACGGACACATCGAAGGCGATCCAGTACAGTGATATGCCAAAGGGTAGCCTTAACCCTGATCCGACAGGCGACCTTGTAGAGCGCAGGGAGCATCTGGTGCGCAACATCGACATTGTGGAGAGCTGTGCACGCAAGGCAGATCCGGAGTTATACGAGTGGCTGATGCTTGGGGTCACGAATGACGGCATAAACTACGAGAGCCTGCGGACACTCAAATGCATACCGTGCAGCCGCAACACCTACTACGAGCGGCGGCGCAAGTTTTATTATCTGCTCTCAAAACAAATTTAATAAAAGTTTGGTACTCAGGGGACATATTTCTGTGTTATTATGATAGTGGTTAAAGATTAACAAGAGCCATTGCATTACTTTCATCATATGAACCCCATGGAGAGGGCACGCTGCACCGCGTGTCCTTTTCATTTGCGACTATGAAAACAGCGGATCCATTCTACAAGAGCACACGGTGGGAGCATCTCCGGGAGAGGGTGATGCGCAGAGACGGATATAGATGCAGGGAGTGCATCCGTTTCGGAAAGTTTAAGCAAGGGGAGATGGTGCATCACGCAGTACCGAGGGAGGACTTTCCTGAACTACAGTGGGAACCGTGGAACCTGGTCACTCTCTGCAATCAGTGCCACGACCGGATGCATCTGCGCGTAAGCAACGAGCTGTCACAGGCTGGGGTTGACCTAGCCACTAGGATATTACGGAGCGAGGGTAAAGACATTGGATACTTGCGAGAGTTGGCACAGCGAAGAACCGAGGGTGCTCGGATGGTATGATTGCATAGATGCAGATGGTAACGAGATGCGCTTGCAATGGTTTCAATGTCTGATGAACCCAAGGAAGAGATACTGGAAGAACGAACGCGGCGAGAAGGTGGGTGGTGACATCCGCTGGACTGGTGAACCGAGCGCGAACAGTTGGTGAGCGGCGGCAGGGGATGGGGATATCCCCCTGGCACCCTACCCCTATCTGCCAAAAACGAAAAGGACGC